CACAAGGTCAAATAAATGCTATGAGCGTACAAAGTTTTGTTGGCAATCAATTAGTGTTACAGACATTGCCAGGAATACCTAGCACTCGCGTCATCTTTGAACCTAACGATCTAATACAGTTAGGTAATTATCCATATCCATTCACTAGCACTACAAGAGTTACACGCGGTATTGGTAGCACTATCACAGTTACAACCAATAGACCAAATATACTAAGTGTAAATGTTGTTAATTTAGGTATCACAGTAGGTAACGCATGTGATTTCTATATGTTCTGCCCAAACATGCCTACATATAGATTGATACCAGGTGGTATAGTTCGCGTGAATGGCACAACTGTAAATAATGCATACATAGAGTTCAATGATAAGTTTACATTATACGAATATGTAGGTACAGCATGACTACACCAATTCCAGCAGTCAGTGGTAATAAAGCAAATGTTACTACAGCAGAATATGTTAAATTAGTTGTATATAATGAATACAACGCGACTACTGCTGCCAATATTGTTGCAAATACACAATATGAAATTAAAACTACAGGTACTACTAATTGGTCAACTGTGGGAGCCAATAGTAATGCTGTCGGTACTATCTTTACTGCTAATGCTAATGGTACTGCTGGATCTGGTAATGCAAGCAATGTGACTATGCTTACCTTTAGTTCAAGTTACACAAGTGATACAATTGGTAATATTGAGTATAGCCCATTAGGTGGTTTGTTAGCAGTTGGACCACAGCAACGTAGTTTGCGTGTAACTAGCGCAGATACAAGCATACAAATAAGTGGTATAGGTGGCAATAACATCTATGAGATTTTAGAAAGCCAAGGTAAGATACGTGGTAGTAAAATAGAGATTACTCGTGGCTTTTTCAACAACAATGTTGTGTTAGCAAATGCTGTTGTAAGATTTACAGGCATCGTGACAAACTATAGTATACAAGAAGATCGTGATGGCGTAGAAGATAATTTTACTATTACATTAGACGCAAGCAGTTATAAAACAATTTTAGAAAATCGCATTGCTGGTCGTAAGACTAATAAAAGCAGTTGGCAGTATTTTGACACAACCGATAGTGCTATGAACAATTTAAATAGTTTAGCAGGATTTAGTTTTGACTTTGGTAGCGATCCAAAAAGTAAAACTGTTGTACCTGGTTATAATGGAGGCGGTGTACCCGGTGGTGGTGGTAGTCGTAGTACGACACCTGGCACTACTAACACGCAAAATAGACAATGAATATACGCAAAGCAAATAAATTTGACTTACCTTATTTTATACATATTGCTAAAAAAGTACAGCATATGGGTTTTGTACCACAGAATAAAACAATTGATGAAGAATATTTTAACATCATGTTTAATACAATATTGCATGGTGGTGGCATAGCATTGATTGCTGAAAGCGAGCAACCAATAGGTATCTGCATAGGCATCATCAATGAAAACTTATGGGCACCTGACTTGTATATGTTAACGCAAATACTTTTGTATGTTGATGATGAATGGCGTAATACAAGAGCAGGATACAAACTATTAGAAGAATATAATAGATATGCACAAGAACTATTAGATTTAAAACGCATTGAGATGAGTGTGATACATGCAAGTGAACCATTGCATGATATTGATTTCAGTCGTTTTGGTTATAAGATGTCAGAGAAAATCTGGCAATTGGAGATTTAAATGGGTTTTATAGTACCTGTCATAAAAGCGATTGCTACAGTAGTTGCTAAAAGTGTTGTAGCCAAAGCAGTTGTTAAAATTGCTGCTGCTGCTATCATCAGTAAAGTAGCAACAAAAGCGATCAGCAAACTTATAGCAAAGCGCGCTGATGTTGGTAGTGCTAGCGGATTAGACGCGGGCGCGAGAGTACAATTACCGCCAGCAGCAGAAAATAAATTACCAATAGTCTATGGTACTGCTTGGGTAGGTGGACCAGTCATAGATGCAAAGATAAGTGTTGATCAAAAATTCATGTGGTATGTCATCGCTTTAAGCGAAAAGCCAGATGGACAGACAGTCACATTTGATACAGCAGACGGTGTATATTATGGTGGCAAGAAAGTGTCATTTGGAGCAAATGGTGTAGTTGATGCATTGATTACAAATACTACGCCACAACAAGTTGATACTAAAATGGCAGGTAAGATTTATATTTGGTTGTTCCAAGACGATGCAAATAGCACAATAGGTAGCAACAGCACACAAACGCCATATCAAATAATGACAGATGCCACTACAGGTGGTGGTATACCTGATGGTTGGAATTCATCAATTTATACAAGTGGTGGACAAAGCGTACAATTAAACAATATGGTCTATGCTATAGTTCGCGTAGAATATAATGTTGACGCGACTACTACCAGCCTAGACACGTTACAGGTCAAGATATCTAACAACATGGGTGGCGATAATGGCTGTAAACCAGGTGTTGCAATGTTAGATTATCTAACCAATACAAGATATGGTTGTGCTATACCATTATCATTAGTAGATACCGCAAGTTTAACTGCATTAGATAGTTATAGTGATCAATATATAACATATGTACCTGTTGGTGGTGGTTCACAACAACAAAGACGATATAGAGTCAATGGGCCATTAGATACTGGTAATGATTGTTTGACTAACTTACAATTATTAGTAGATACTTGCGATAGTTGGTTGCAATATACAGAAACAAGTGGTAAATGGCGTGTAGTACCTAACAAACCATACACTGGCACATTAGCAAGTTTATTCAATGTAAATGCAAGCAATGATAAAAGTTGTAATGTCATCGGTGGTATACAAATCAATCCTATTGATCTTAATGACACATATAATAGCGTAGAAGTCGCATATCCAAATACTAATGTCAAAGATCAGACTGATTATCAGATCGTTGATCTTACAGATCCAAGCACAGCATGGTATGTAACATATAATCAAGTATTAAGTCCAAATGAAGCAGACAATAGATTAAACTTTGCATTACCTTTAGTCAATAACGCAGTGCAAGCAAAATATCTTGCAGTTCGTAGATTATTGCAAAGTCGTGAAGATTTAGTAATTACTTGTCAAACAGATTATAGTGGTATACAAATAGATGCAGGCGATGTCATTCGCGTCAATCATGAAACATATGGTTGGACTGATAAATTATTCCGTGTCAGCAGCGTAAGCGAAGTACAAGATGAACAAGGTAATCTAAGTGCATTAATTGAAGCATTTGAATATAACGACACAATTTATAACGATAATGCTATACAAGATTTTATACCAGCAGATAATACTGGATTAAAAGATCCTAATGTAATCAGTCAGCCATGTCCACCAACATTTAGCGCATTTACTGATAATCAATCATTAGTCACTGGTTTTAACGTGACAAGTTGTGTACCTGACGAAGGTGTAGTAATATACATGGACTTCAATTATGGTAACAGTGCAAACGTATTAACGCATCAATTATATAAAACAGTACAGAATGCAGGTGGTATCCCATTTGTCAATAGTGATAGTGCAAACGGATATTATAACAATGTAACAATCACTGTTAATGATTTAGAAGCAAATACATATTTTTGGAGTATAACTGCACGTAATGATTTTGCAGGTAGATTTAGTAATCCTGGTGCATTTAGTTTCGGTGGAGCAAATATCAATCCATATGATCCCAACACAGCAAATGGTGGTATAAGAGGTAATCAGATACAACCTAATACTGTCACTGGAAATAATATCGCATACTTTACAATAGTCAATAATAATATTGCCAATTATACTATCACAAGTAGTAAAATGACTAACACAGGTGTAGTTGCAGGTTGTTATAACAGTGCAAATATATGTGTTGACAGTGCAGGTAGAATAACATTTGCAAGCAATGGTGCTGCTGCAAGATATCCAGTATCAACATTTGTAAGTTTTGGTATACCAAACTTTGATGCTAATACAACTGATGTACCAGTATATGCAAATAGCACAACAGAACGAAATAGACCATTAATTATTCCAGGTGTCGCTCCAGGTAATGTTAATGGTGACACATGGCCATATGCTCAAGGCACTTCAAATACTGCTAATGGATATAGTGCAAACAGTACAGGTGCATTTACACCTGCATTTGCTGCATTATTAAATCTAGACAAAGATACAGGTGAAGGATATCAAGGTTGGTATACATTATTCAGTTTAGATATTGGTAATGTAGGCTGGGGAGATGGCGAAGTTGCTGAAGATAGGATATCTGTTGATTATTATACAAATAGTTCTAGTTTAGCAACTTTGCAATTATGTCCATTCATAGCGACAAAATCAGGTGGAAATATCAATACATTACAGACTCATAGTATGTGGATAGACAATTTTTATACTTTAGGATCAATGGTACAAATAAATGCTACTGAATTACAAGTAGGTGCTTTAGGTGATTTGGCAAGAGTCGGTGTGTATGCTAGGGCAATAGGTAATATTGATGTATCGTGCTATTGGGGTACGTATGTCTTAACTAATTCCTTTGGTCCTTTATAAATAATATATAGGAATAACAAAAATGAGTTTATTATTAAACGGGGCTAAAACAGTTACAATCGCTGGTACAGAGATGCAGTGTATTGAGATATACACTGGTGAATCATATACGCTACCATTAACATTTACTGATAGTTCAGGTAATCCAGTAAATTGCACTGTGCCAAATAATTGGGCATTGTCTACTAGCGCAAAATTTTATACTGCAACTGATATCACATATAGTAGTGATACAAGTATTGTTATGGGAAATTTAACATTAAATGCAACACAACCAAGTACAGGTGCAGGCACATATAGTCCTAATTTGATTGCTGCATTTAGTAATGCAAGTGCTGGTACTGGATATTTATATATACCTAGTGATTTAACAGGTGGTACAGGTAGTCCTAATGCTACACCAACTATAATTCCACCTGCACAAAACACAACAGCAAATAGTTGTGTTGTTGTAGTAACTTTACAAGTTAGTCGTCAAAGTAGTAGTAACGCAAGTTTGGCAGATGTCAATAAAGAACCAATTGGCATGATTGTGAGATATCAATAATGAGCGAAATTAATCTAATAATTGATCCAAATACAAACGAATTAAATTTTGTTGTAAGTCCAATTACAGCAACAATTAGTGCTAGCGGTATAGTAGGTGCTACAGGAGCAACAGGACCCACAGGTAGCACAGGTGCTACTGGACCAGATGGAGCAACAGGACCTACAGGATTTAATGGTAGTACTGGAGCAACAGGTAATCAAGGTAGTACAGGACCAATTGGACCAACAGGTGCAACGGGATTAGTAGGTACAACTGGCGCTACTGGATTGCAAGGATCAACAGGTTTTACTGGTGCAACGGGTTTAACTGGTGCAACAGGTGTACAAGGCGCTACAGGTAGTCCTGGTGGAGCGACTGGAGCAACTGGCCCAACAGGTGCTACAGGACCAAGCGGGGGACCAACAGGTGCAACAGGTTCTACTGGCCCAGTTGGTGCGACTGGACTTACAGGTGCTACAGGCCCAATTGGTGGTGCTAATACTCAAATTGTTTTTAATGATAATGGTACTGCAAATGGTAGTGCTAATTTAACATTTAATAAAACTACAAATACATTATCAGCAAATTTAATTACAGGCACATTAACTACAGCAGCACAACCAAACATTACTTCACTAGGCACAATAAATTCTTTATCAGTCTCAGGTAATATAACAGCAGGTAATGCAAATGTTACTGGTCAATTGATTTCAACAGTAGCAAATGGTACTGCACCTTTAGTTGTGTCATCAACTACAAAAGTTTCTAATTTAAATGCAGACTTGTTAGATGGTTATAATACAGATCAAGGTACTGCTGCAAATACTGTTGCCGTACGTGAATTAAATGGTAATCTAGCAGCAACTTATTTTATAGGCAATGGTTATTATTTGAGTGGTCTAGATCCAGCAGCAATCAATAATGGTACTGCTAATGTAAAAACTTATTTAAATGGAAATGTAGCAATAAGTGCTGCAGGCACTCCCAATGTTGTAGTAGTTACAAGTACTGGAGCAAATATTACTGGAACTTTTAATGTTACAGGAAATAGTTTATTTAGTAATATAACAGCAAATAGTAATATTACAGGTAATAATATTCAGGCCAATACATTTATTGGAACAATTACTTCCGCACAAACAGTTGTAAATGCTGCCCAACCTAACATAACAAGTGTAGGCACTTTAACTGATTTACAAATATCTAGTTCAAACATTCATTTAGGTAGTAATGCTGGATCATCAAATCAAAGTAGTACTTCAATAGCAATTGGTCTTGATGCTGGAAAAACTAATCAAAATGCATTAGCAATAGCGATCGGTAACAGAGCAGGTAGTAATGGTCAAGGAAATAGTGCTATTGCTATAGGATGGGAAGCATCTGGAAATACAGGAGGAAATCAAGATTCTATAGCCATTGGTAGACAATCAGCACAAAATGGTCAAGGTAATGCTTCTATATCAATAGGACTATTAACAACACAACAAGTTAAACAAGGAAATGATGCAATAGCAATAGGAACAGGAGCAGCAGTAAATGCACAAGGAAATTATGGCATAGCAATTGGTTATGGTGCAGGGGCATATATACAACAAGATTATGCAATTGCTATTGGATATGGTGCAGGACCTGGTGATAGTGGTGGTCCGGAATATCCCGGACTACATTCAATTGCCATAGGTTCAAATACTGCTAGCCAAGGTGGTTCGGGACCATATTCTATTGCAATTGGACATCGTGCTGGTTATTCACTAATATTTGATTACTCTATTGCAATTGGTGCAAATACTATTCAAGTTGCAACTAATTCAATTATATTAAATGCTACAGGTTCAAATTTAGATGCAGGAACAGCAAATGCATTATTTATTAAACCAATTCGCAACGTTAACAATGATCAAACATTAGTTTATAATACAACTACAGGTGAAGTAAGTTATACTAATTATATAAAAACAATAAGCACTACTGTAGGCTCATTAACTGCTGCAAATACTGTAGGTGCAGGTACAAGAGCATTTGTTACAGATGCAAATACCACTACATTTTTAGCAACTGTTGGTGGTGGTGGAGCAAATAAAGTTCCTGTAGTCAGTGATGGTACTAATTGGATAGTAGGTTAATATAAATAACAACATACACCATACATCTGCGAGGTAGCATGGTATGGTCATAACGCGAGGAAGCGAAGATGGCAAAATTCAGTCAAAACACGCTCAATCAAGTCGGTGGATTTGATGGGCAAGTACTAGCACAAGAACTAGTATACAATCAAAAAGATTTCTGGAATCTTGTATGGTCAAACATCACAAGTTACCCTTCAGGTTGGCAAACAGGTACTACGCCAATCAATCTAACAGGCGCAACTATTGACGCGACTATCATTCGCAGAGCAATCACTAATTTCCGTGACAGTCGTAGTGGATATGATTTCACTATCACTGACTACCCATTAGTCAGCAAGATAACTGATATCACAGCAACGACTACTGGTACAAACATACTAACATGCACAAGCACAGCAGAACTTTTCATAGGTATGCCAGTGCAGTTTCGTGGAACTGTGTTTGGTGGTGTGACGATAAACACTACATTTTATGTGAAAGAAGTCATCACTAGCACGACATTCACTATCAGTGATACACGTGGTGCAGCACCAACATATACGCCAGGCACTGTATTCGCATTAAGCACAGCAAGTGGCACTATGACGATGAATCGCATAGAAGCACTACCAATCAGTTTAAGTATCACAAATCGTGTAAATGCTACAGGTAGTTTTACATTAGTTATAGACGAAGAAACGTGGGCGACGATAGGTCGTGATAGTTTGCAAGTCACATATAGCGGATTACCTGGTGACCCAGACTTAGGAATCAACGCGACTGACCCAGCATGTTTCACTGGCAGAATCAAAATCAGTTTCCCAGCAAGTGGTACAACACCAGCATATGATGAGAGCATATTCTTACTGTTCCTCGTAGCATCAGACGGCGTATATAATTAAGGAGTCAATAACATGGCAAATCAAGTAAGTGTTAATGGCTCAGGCGTTGTACAAGTAAATATTGAACCTACTCCAAACGTTGTCGTACAAGTAGATCGCGCTATCGTACCACAGGGACCACAAGGTAGTACAGGTGCTACAGGTCCTACAGGCGCTACAGGACCACAGGGTGCTACAGGTATTCAAGGTGCTACAGGACAAACAGGTAGCACAGGACCTATAGGAGCGACTGGGCTAACAGGAGCGACTGGACAGACAGGCGCTACAGGCCTAACTGGACCACAAGGAGCAACCGGACTTACTGGAGCAACAGGACCACAAGGTAGTACAGGTGCTACTGGTATACAAGGTCCAGTAGGTGCTACTGGTGATATTGGACCTACTGGTGCAACTGGATTAACTGGAGCAACAGGTCTTACGGGTGCTACAGGCTTGACTGGAGCCACTGGTGATGTTGGTCCAACAGGTGCTACTGGTCTTACAGGAGCAACTGGATTGACAGGTGCAACTGGACCAATAGGGGCAACAGGTTTAACTGGTGCAACAGGTGACATTGGACCTACTGGACCTCAAGGAGCAACTGGATTGACTGGTGCGACTGGTCTAACAGGTGCTACTGGTGAAACTGGAGCAACTGGCCTAACAGGCGCCACTGGTCTAACAGGAGCAACAGGTCTTACAGGTGCTACCGGTATTCAAGGTGCAACAGGCGAGACAGGTGCTACTGGTCTAACAGGCGCGACAGGACTTACCGGAGCAACTGGTTTAACTGGCGCTACTGGCTTAACTGGTGCTACAGGTATTACAGGTGCAACTGGACCAATTGGTGCTACAGGTTTAACTGGCGCAACAGGAGATGTTGGACCTACAGGACCACAGGGTGCAACTGGATTGACGGGAGCGACAGGCATTCAGGGTGCGACTGGACTAACTGGTGCAACTGGAGAAACAGGTGCAACAGGTCTTACTGGTGCAACTGGACTAACTGGAGCAACTGGACTAACGGGTGCTACTGGACTAACTGGAGCAACTGGACTAACGGGTGCTACTGGACTCACTGGTGCTACAGGACTCACTGGTGCTACTGGAGAGACAGGTGCGACTGGACTTACAGGGGCTACTGGTCTTACTGGAGCAACTGGACTCACTGGAGCAACTGGACTAACTGGAGCAACTGGCCCTGACGGAGCAACAGGACCACAAGGTGCGACAGGTGCAACTGGCCCAGTCGCTGGATCAAACACTAATGTAATCTATAATGATGCAGGTAATGCCGCAGGTAGCAATGCATTTACATTCAATAATGTAAGCAACACTATGACAGTTACTAATGCCAATGTTGGTACATTGACTATCAATAGCGGTGTCGCTAACACAGGCAATTGGATATATGAT